CCGCAATTTACACTTAATATGTCTGCTTATTTACATTATTCCTATTTGGTTCAACATCCAGACTGGGTCGCTCCCAGGGCTAGGGTTGAGAACAGGTTTTCTATATTTGCTAACTTTAAGAGGTACATGTTTGGCGTCAACAGATGTGTTACCAATAAAGAGGAGACTATTGTCCATGCTTTCGTGGACAATGGTGATCACAACATCCTCTTGAACGATGGCATGACTTCTATGGAGTCATCGCTTGATGACGAGACCGAGAACTTTGGAAAGTGTCCTAGAACCACTGATAGGGTGGTTAGGAAGCGGTTCAAGGTTCCCTATATGCAGCGGGTCGTTAGAGAGTTGAGGATTGAGTTCCCATTTCTAACGACGCCGTACACAAAATCTAATTATGGAGCCATACACTATAAGGCTTCATCGATAATGAAGGCTCATGGTATTCGTACCACGCTCATTGGTGGTTTGGCTGCCCAAATTACATCATTGTATTTTGTGCCGAATAGGGATGACATTGCCGCTCAGAATTATATGGATTCTGCAGAGATGATGTTGGCCAATTTGGAGTTCCACTCTTCTGCATATAATAAATCCACTCCTATATCGAATATGGTTAGGAAAGTGGTACCACGCTTTGGTAATAGTACCAGGCGTGGGTTTGCTGCTGAGCAATAAGGGGGCCTAGCCTGTGTCCTAGGAAATGATACGATTGTTAACAATGAGAGCGTAATTAATTGCGATTTTGATTGGGATAGCAAGCGTATGGTTTCCGGTTTGATAGGACATAGGACAGGTGGCCTTATAAAGGTGAAACGGATGACGAAGATCTTGGGTGTGGGCCCAAGAGCTACCGTTTCTGCCTTTAATAATAGCTTTCACAATTATGAACAAGCTATTAAATGTCGTATATTCACTTATAGGGATGGATCCGGTAAGTGGATATCGAAAGACTCCTTCCCACACGATGATTCTGTATTCGAAGATCTATTATCTGATGAATTTACATTTTTAACCTCTAATAATCGAGCACACACCCCAATCCACGTGACTAAATATCACGAGTTGTATTCTGGTCTGAAAAAGCGACGTTATAAGAGGGCAGGGATCAGCTTGACAGTCTCCCCCTTGAAGAAGAAAGACTGGCAAATAAAAATGTTTATTAAATTTGAGAAAGATATTCGGAGTGCTAAGCCGGATCACGTTCCCCGTGTCATCTCACCTCCTGGAGATAGAATGCTTGTGGTTGATGGTTGTTATGTAAAAGCAGCCGAACACTCAGTCTATCTCAAGGTTAATGATATGTACGGACATATTGTCGTTGCCAAAGGAATGAACTATTTACAACTAGGAGGAACCATTGCTGGACATTGGTTTTATTTCGTGAAATGCGTTTCCATCGATCTTGATGTGAAACGCTTAGACCAATCTATAACAAAGATTGGCCTCCGAAAGACTCACGTCGTGTTGTGCTCATTCTTTGGACCCGAAGAAGCAGATCGAATCATGCGTTTATTTGAGAAACAGTTGACTACTCATGCTAAGGCTCGTTGTGATGACGGCGATTTTGAGTATTGGACAGAGGGTACACTTACCTCTGGCCAGGTTAATACTTCTATGGTTGGAGTATTATTAGTAACTGCTATATTGCATGGTTATTTCCGTTCTATCGGGGTAAATGTTAGGTTGATTAATTGTGGCGATGATTGTACTATCTTCTGTGAAGATAGGGATATGGCCAAGGTTAAGGGAGGGTTAGTGGATTGGTTTGCCAAATTCGCTATGCGTATCAAATTGTCAGATGTTAATAAAGAACTCGAAGGAGTAGAGTTTTGCCAGACTAGACCAATCTGGACACCTGATGGATACCAAATGGTACGCTGTGTTAGAGATGCAATAATTAAAGATTCTGTTTGTATTGATCCTCTTGATAATGAGGTTAAGGCAGCTAAATGGCTCAATGCTGTTGCAAACGGAGGTATTAACACACATGGGGGTATACCCATCTTCCAGGATTTTTATACTTGTTATGCTAAAGGAGCTGACAATATATTAAATTCAGTCAAACTAAATAAACGACAAAAGAAAAGAGCTTTGAATAAAGATGTTAGGAGTGTTGAGAAGAGTTCAATGTCATACTGGGGTAAAGGTATGTCAAGGAGATATGTTGACATCATTGATCCCAAAACCAGAGTTAGTTTTTATAAAGCTTTTGGTATTACCCCAACACAACAGCTCAACCTCGAGGAGTATTATCGACATTGTAATATTCGCTACACCGATATGAAGCTCTATCCTTCTGAAACAAGTGATTGTTTCAATCAATGGTATTAGCAACTGGGCGATTGTTTGCCGTTAGCAAACACTCTTGTTGAGTATAATCACACCCTATCTGGGTTACGTATGTCTGGCGGTGCATTCACCGTCATTGGGTCGCACATTTAAGGACCAAAACGTTAGATTAATCTGTAAATATTTACGTGCTAAACAGAATGCCGAGAGACTGCACGGCTCCTCGTTAGATATGTGCGATGAACAGTCCCGTTTTGGCTTGCGGTATCCAATATAATGCCAAACAAAAATAATAAAATGATAGCTCGTCAAAACAAGAGCAAAAACAAGAAGAATAATAAACAGAATAATAAGACCCAATCTACTGAAGCTAGTTTGGGTCGTCACCTCTTACGTGCACTAGGAGGTTTGGGAGGAGGTGCCGCTGGATTGTTTACTAATGGTCCTGCGGGTGTACTCTCTGGCGCAAATGCTGGGTATGCTTTAGGAAATAGGGCCGCTACAGTTCTAGGTATGGGGTCATATACTGTCAAAAGTAACACATTATATGATAATACCATTAGAACTGGACAGGTTCCTAATATGCATACTTCTGGTCAGTCAGTTATAGTCAGACATAAAGAGTATATTGGTGATGTTGTGTCTTCAGCCACTGCTGGAGCGTTTAACACCACTAGTTTTCCTATCAATCCTGGTATGGCTCAAACTTTTCCTTGGTTGGCTGGTATTGCTAATCAATACCAGGAGTACACTTTTAAAGGTTTGCTCTTTGAGTATAAGAGTGCTAGTGCAGATGCGATTGCATCTAGTACTAATACTTCTCTGGGTACTGTCATCTTCACTACCAGATATAATCCTATACTTCCCGCTCCCACCGGTAAAGTCGATGCACTTAATGAATATTATGCATCGGATGCCAAGCCTTCTGAGGATTTTTGTCATTTCATTGAATGTGATCCTAAAGAAAACCCATTCAATGTTTTGTACGTAAGGGATACTACATTGCCATTTGGTGCTAACAACAATTCCAATAATTTTTCTCTCCAGAATTATGATTTGGGTGATTTGTTTGTTTGTACCCAAGGATTGCAGGGAACCAGTGTTGTCTGTGGTGAGATCTGGGCCTCTTATGAGGTTGAGTTGCGTAAACCAATCATTACTGATTTTGATTCAGTTCAGTCTAATGGCCAATTCTCACTTACAAATGCTTCCGGTATTTCCACCTCCAATTATTTTGGCACCAATCCTGTTGTTGAACAGGGATTTCCTGGTGCCACTGTTACCGTTACGACAAACACTATTAATATAATTGGTCCTTATGAAGGCTCTTTTATGGTTTTCTACTATTTATCTGGTAGTTCAGGTGCATGGTCCACCCCCAGTTGTAACCCCACCACTAATTGTGTTGTTTCTAATGTATTCTTGGCTGATTCTGCTTCTGCTCTAGTAGCTCCCAACGGTGGGTCCACTACCTCTCAGATCATATTTGTTAAGTGTTTTACTTATTCCAACACTTCTGCTCTTTCTAACGTCATGACTGTTACAATCAGTGGTGGTACTTTTGTTTCACCTACTCAAGTTGAATGTTGGGTTATACCTATTAGTAATGAATCAGTTTAATGTTGCTATCAATCGTTTGCAGGTAGACGTTAATTACCTGGATCAGACTCATGTTGTCATCTACTCGCTTATTACCATTTTCTTTATGATGGTATTTTTGGTGTATTTGATATACTCATTGTTTGATTAGAGATCATAACTCTTCAAATGTAATCGTGGTATACCACGCTTGGTAATGAGATTCCTGGTTGGTTGCATATAAACTCAATTGTTGCTTTGACTAATCCTAAGAGTTGGCGCAATTGTCATGGTCATTGGGTAGCTCCCCTCACCCGCCACAGGCGAAGGCGGTATAATAAGAAACCTGAAAAACATTGTATTATTTATTTGTATATTTGTAGTTTTGTTTTAATTTGCCAGTATCCCAGTGCTGGATGGCTTTCAAACGGCCCATGTTTAAGAGACAACAACTCAACCGTGAGGAGAAAGCTCTTACAGCGAGCGGAACGACGGAAAGTACGGAGAGCGCGGGCCTGGCCCGTAGCTGCCGGAAGACTCTGAAGTGACAATCCTGTGATCCGGAAG